CCAGAAGATGATTACGATGATGAAAGTTCTGGAATTTAATGGATTTAGAAAAAGAAAAACAACGAGGTTTAAGAGCTAAAGCAATACTCGAAGATGAGTTATTTGTAGAAGCTATTAATACCATAAAAACAAGTTTATATCAGGAGTGGAATAACACTCCTATACGAGATTCCGAAGGGCGAGAAAAAATATTCTTGATGACAAGAATGTTTGATAGTCTTTTGGTGCAACTGAAGTCTGTTTTAGAGACTGGAAAACTAGCAACTAAACAGACCGATAAAAAATAAGGAGTTATAATGGCAGAGCAATCTGAAACACAAAAAGATTCTGCTGTTTCAAAACCAACCAATACTGAAGCTGAAACAGCACAGGCAATCGCTACCCTTTTAGACAATAAAGAGACTGCAAGGAACGATGAGCCAAAAACATCAAAATTGGAAGATAAGAACAGCGATCTTGAAAAAGACACCAATGATCCTATCCTAGAAGATTTAGATGTCGATAACATAGTAGATAACGATGAAGCCAAATTAGAAAGCCAAGAGGAGCTTTATGATATTACTGTAAATGGTAATAAAATTAAAGTTACCCTTGATGAGCTTCTAAAGGGTTACTCTAGGGAATCTGACTATACACAGAAAACTCAAGATTTAGGTAATCAACGCAGAGATGTAGAATCAATGCGAGATAACTTGAAGAAAGAGTTAGATGCAGTCAAAAATTCTCGCACTCAATATGCTCAACAATTAGATACATTGTCAAAACAATTGAGTCAGGAAGATAACATTGATTGGGATACTCTCTACCGAGAAGATCCTGCCGAGTATGTAAAAAGAAAGGCAGATGCCGATAAACGCAAAGAAGCGATCCAACTTGCACAGCAAGAAAGAAATCGCATTAATGATGAAGAACGCAGAGAACAAGAAAAAGTCTATCAAGACTATCTTGAAAAAGAACGCAGAATTTTATCTGAAAAATTGCCAGTTTATAGCGATCCTAATAAACGAGAAGAATTTACAAGACGATTAACGAGCTTTGCCAAAGAGCAAGGTTACACCGATCAGGAAATTGCTATGATGGTAGACCATCGAGCAGTTTTAACTTTAGCTGATGCTTACAGGTATAACCAACTCAAGAAAACAAAGTTAGCAAATAAGAAAGTAAATAAAGCTCCAAAAGTTGTTACTTCCAATGCCTCAAATGTGAGAGATGAATCTGAAACGAAACAGCGAATTGATGCAAAAAAATCGCAACTCCGAAAAAGTGGAAAAATGCAAGACGCAGTAAACATTTTAGAGGAGATGTATTCTTAACATTTAACTAAAAAGGAGTAACAAGTAATGGCACAACCAACCAATACTTTCGATACTTATGATAGTGCAAATGCCATAAGAGAAGATTTAGCTGATGTTATCTATAAATAATATTGTAGCATTACAGTCTTAAAAAGCTGTAAATGAAAATTCGGTAAATTCGGTGGACATCCTTTAAGGACAATACCGAGCCAATCTATATAATTAAACTGATATAGCAGGTGTAACGACTAGAAGTTGATGAAAAAATAATACTTCCACGAAAACCGAACTCGAAAGAGATGATATAGTCTGAGCTGCATAGTAATATGCAGAAGTAATAATTAAAAAAATTACGATAACAAGTAAAAAATGGCAGTTTTTGGTCATTTTTTCGCTGAATATAGCACCAACTGAAACGCCTTTTATGAGCAATGCTTCAAAAGGATCGGCAACGAATACCCTTCATCAATGGAATACTGATGGCTTATCGCCAGTAGCAGTAAACGCACAAGTTGAAGGAGACAATGTGGATGGAGCAGCTCTCACAGATGTAGAGAGACTAACCAACTACACACAGATTTGTCATAAAGCTGTTACTATTTCTGGAACTGACGATGCAGTCAACAATGCAGGAATGGGAAAACAAATGGCTTACCAAATGGCAAAATCTGGTAAAGAAATTAAGAGAGACATGGAAAATGCAATGGTAGGCATTGAGCAAATAAAAGTGGCAGGAAATGCTTCTACTGCTCGTAAAAGTGCTTCTGTTGGAACATGGTATGGAGGCAATATAATTGGCTCTGGTGGAGCAACAGCAGCTAATAACTTTGCTAAGAATGGCTCTCCTTCTGCAACACCAACAGGTGGTGGAGCAGTTGCAATCGCAGGTGGTACAAATAGAACTTACACCGAAGATTTATTAAAAGCAGGTCTAGCAAAGGCATTTGATTTAGGTGGCAACCCTGATACAGTTCTTATGACTGCAAGTCATAAACAACTAGCATCAGCTTTTAATGGTGTAGCAACTAAATACAAAGATGCTTCAGACAAAGTGTCAATCGGCACAACTGATATTTATGTATCAGATTTTGGCGAAGTAGCTTTTGTTCCAGATCGTTTCCAAAACGCAAACAGAGTTGATATTTTGCAAATGGATATGTGGAGTGTAGACTTCCTTAGACCATTCCAAACTAAAGACTTAGCAAAAACTGGAGACTCAGATAAGAAAATGATGTTAGCTGAATGGTGCTTAACAGCAAAAAATCCAAATGCTAACTATGGTATATTTAACTTAACTGCATAATTATTTGTAGAGTAAGGATAGGGAGGCGAGTAATCGCCTCTCTACAATAACAATTTAAACAGGAGACAAAAATAATGGGAGTTTTTTCTAATAAAAAGCATTCTTCACGATTATACAAAGTTGTTAAAGATGCTTGTTATAGTGAGCCAATGGTTACTTATGGTGGTAAGAAACAATCAAAAGAAACAGCTAGAGGTGCAAGACAATACAATCCTTCCTTGAAAAGAAGATCAGATCAAGGATTGAATGTTATGTCCACTATTGACCAAGACATAATGAGAGCAGTCGGCAAAGGTGCATAAATTTTATGGCTACAACAAAGATTTCACTCAATGAGCCAGGAGATCAATCATCAGTAAAAACTAATTTAATTATTGATGATACAGAAGGCAAAACACATATTGAAAATGTACAAGATATTGAAGAAATTATTAAAGCCAATAAAATAGCACAAAATGAAGGTGCATACAAATCAAAGGCACTCAAAGATGCAAAAGGATATAGAGTAGCACGACTGCCGAATATCATTGTGCATCAATTAGCAAAAAAAGGAATATTAACACTTACAGGACAAGTTTTAGACAAGCCACGATTTTTTAAGTGGTTAAATGATTCTGATAACAGACACTTTAGAATTTATACAGGAAATTTATAATGGCATTAGACACTTACGCAAATCTGAAAACAGAGATTGCAAATTATCTCAACAGAACAGATTTAACTTCATATTTAGATACATTTATAGATTTAGCTGAAGCACGACACGCAAGAGATTTACGAGTTCGTGAAATGGAAAGTGTTGATACAAGTATTACAACTGTTGCAGGAACACAATCTTATGACTTACCAACAGGTTATTTAGAAATGCGATATGCAACTTGGCAATCTAATCCTTATACTTTCCTAGCTTATATGTCTCCATCGGATTTTTTCCGAGTATATAACGCAGGAGTAGGATCAGGCAGTCCAGGTTATTACACTATTGTTGGAAGTAAAATTTATTTAGGAAAACAACCTGACGCAGCAAATGTATTAGAACTTGGTTTTTTTAAAAGACCAACAGCTCTATCAAGTTCCAATACAACAAATGATATTTTAACTTATTTTCCTGATTTATATTTATATGCTTCACTTGCTGAGAGTGAGCCATTTTTAATGAATGATGAAAGACTCCCAGTATGGGCAGGATTATATAAAGAAGGAGTAAAAAGTGCTAACAATTCAGCTTCACAAGGTCGAACTTCTGGAGCACCTTTGAATATGTCAGCAAGAATGGTGGTATAAATGCCTGATATAGAATTTGGGCAGTTACAAGCTGACTTGCCGACTTATGAAAATACAGGTGCAATTAAAGTTGATAATGTTATTCCTTTATCTAAAGGTTATAGGTCTTTTCCTAGCTTTGCAGCTTTAAGTGGAACAGGTTTAAATACAACACCAGTTGGATTATTTACATCTTTTTCTGATGGTGGATCAACCAACTATGCAGGAGATGAAACAAAACTGTATCAAATGGATACAAGTTTAGTATTTCAAGATAAATCCAAAGCAGGTGGATATAGTAATTCTACTTCAGAAGGATCAAGAGACTTTTGGGCATTTACGCAATTTGGTAAAAACATTATTGCTACTAATCATGCTGATTATATACAAAAATTTGAACAAGGAGCTGATAGCTTATTTTCAGATTTAACTGATTTTAAAGCAAAATATTTAGCTGTTGTTAGAGACTTTGTTGTTACAGGATTTACAACTGAATATGAAACAGCAAAAACTTTTGACTCTAATACTATTTCAAGTAATCAAATAACGATTACAAGTCATGGTTGGGCAACTGGCGACACAGTTATTTATGATCGCAATGGTAATACTGCTTTAACAAACTTAACTGATGGGAGTACCTATTATGTTATTTATGTTGCAGCAAACACAATTAAATTAGCGACAACTTCAGCTAATGCCACAGCAGGAACAGCAATTACTTTAACTGCTACTGGTGGAAGTCAAACACATAAATTACAAAAGTTTGATGTTAATAACCAACGAGTAAAATGGTCAGGAATTAATGATAGTTCTACTTGGACTCCAAGTCAAACAACACAATCTGGATTTCAAGATATTGTTGGTGTTCATGGAAATGTACAGGCAATAGTTGGTGGAGAAAGTTTTGGTGTAGTCTTTTTAGAAAGAGCTATCTACCGAATGGATTATGTTGGAACTCCTTTAAAGTTTCAATTTACTAAAATAGCCGATAACATTGGTGCTTTTGCTCCACGATCTGTTTGCTCTTTTGGTAATATGATATTTTTCTTGGCTCAAGATGGTATCTATAAATTAGAAGGTGGACAACAATTAACACCTATTGGAAAAGGTCGTATTGATGATTTTCTAATGAAAGATATTACTAGCAACCTGGAAGGGATTTCATCAGCGATTGATCCTAATAACAGTCTAGCTGTATGGAGTTATCGAGGTGCAAATGCAACTGGATTACCGACAAGCACAGTTAATAATAGATTGTTATGCTACAACTTTAATGTTGATAGATTTGCAACTGGATCAGGACAAAGTTTAGAATTTATTGCCACAGCTTCCCAAGAAGCATTTAACACTTTAGAAAGTTTAGATGTGTTAGGAGAACTAGAGGGATTGCCTTATAGTTTAGACTCCTATGCGTATGGCGATAATATAGTTGGTTTATCAGCTTTTAATGCCGATAAAAAATTTGGAAAGTTTTTAGGATCAAGTTTAGATGCTACTGTTGATAGTACCGAATTTGAAGGAGCAAAAAACAGACGATCTACTTTACTTGGAGCAAGACCAATTGTTGATGCTGATGGTAATGATACAACAATAACTGTTACACCTATTACAAGACCTTCACAGGCAGATAGAATTACAATTGGAAGTGCAGTTACATCATTAGATAATGGTAATTGTCCTCTTCGTTCTTCTAGTCGCTATCATCGACTACGAGTAAAAGTATCAGGAAACTTTTTAACGATGTCTGGCATTGATGTTCAAGCTAGACCAGAAGGAATGAGATAATGGCAATTAGACTAACTCAAAGACAAAAAAATACATTACTAAAACATAAAAAACATCATACAAAAAAGCACATGGATTTTATGATTAAACAAATGACCAAAAATAAACCTTTAACTTTTACACAAGCACATAAATTAGCAATTAAAAAAGTTGGTGTATAATGGCAACAAACCAATATCTTAATGTACCGATTTCGATACCTGACTCTGCATTACATTTGCGAGTCGTATCACAAGCATTAAATAATACAATTGATGGTAAGTTAAACTCAACAGGCAATATTACATTGACTGCAAGTGCAACTTCATCAACCTTGACTGATAGAAGAATAGGAGAAAATTCAATTATATTATTTATGCCAACTACATCGAATGCCAATAGTGCAAAAGATGATTTGTATGTTTCAGCGAGAGCTGATGGAAGTGCAACTTTAACTCACGCAAGTTCTTCTAATACCGATCAGACTTTTGGTTATTTGGTTATTGGATGATTGTTAAAGTACCACCAGACGATTTACATATCATTTGGAATGAGGTTGAGCCAGAAATAAAAAAAGCTCTTGATGACTGTTATACAGCTCAAGATATTTTAGATGGCTTAATTCAAAAAAGATTTCAATTGTTTATCAGTTGGGAAGATAAAGTGGAAAGTGCAGTTATTACAGAAATTGCACAGTATCCACAAAAAAGAATATTACGATATTTTCTTGCAGGAGGTAAGAATTTAGACAATTGGCTTGAGCCAATACAAAAAGAAATTGAACAATTTGCAAAGAACAATCAATGCGATGCAATAGAAGTTGCAGGTCGTAAAGGTTGGTCAAAAAAATTAAAAGGATATGAACAAAAAATTTATTTATTTACTAAGGAGCTATAATGTCAAAGGGCAGTAATCCACAAAATGTAACAACAACAACAGCATCAGAGCCATCTGAATTTGTTAAACCTTATGTTACAGAAGCATTCGATCAGGCACAAAACTTATTTCAATCAGGTACACCTAACTATTTCCCTGCTCAAACTTATACAGATTTTGCACCTGAGACAACAGCAGCTTTAAATTTAGCAACACAAAGAGCATTAAGTAA